ACCCCAGGCCGGCCGGTTCTCCGCTCAGTGCGAATACGTGGTCTGGGGCTCCGCTGGTCCCATGCCCGTCGATTACACCGACGACTGTCTACCCGGATTCCTGCACGCCATGCCCCCCCGCGACCGCGAGCACATGACCGAAAAACCCGTTTCGGTCATGCGCGAACTTGTCCGCATCTGCCCGCTCGACGGTGTCGTCCTCGATCCGTTCATGGGCACCGGCACCACCGGGGTGGCGGCCATGACCGAAAACCGCCGTTTTATCGGTGTCGAGATCACCGAGCATTTTGTCGAACTGGCCCGCCAACGCTGCCTGACCGCCGCCGGTTGCGCTGTTCCCCGCAATCATCAGCAGGTGCTCGGACTGGCGGGCGCCGTACCGCCCTACTCGCCGGACCCCGATCTTATCGGTTGGGTGGAAAAGAGAGAGCGATGACTAGTCCCGATGCCTGAACCGACCCTGGCCGAGTCGATCGTCTGGCGATACCGGCGCTGGCGGGCCGCCCACTGGTGGTGGGCCGCCTGGGTCGACTACGAACGCAACCGCACCCTGGCCAACGAGCAACGTTTGGATCGGGCGGACGATCTGTGCCGCCAACTGGAGGACAACCGGCCATGACCCCATCCCCGAACGCCGACTCGGGGCGCGATATCTACTGGGCCGACTTCGGCCCATGCCGATGCGGCGCGCCAGCGGGAACCGCCTGCCTTGACCTGCGGATGGGACCGAAAGCCAGCATTAGCAAGCCCCATAGAGGGCGACCGCATGATGAGTACCACCCCGAGCTTGATCCCGAGCACCCAGGTTGGCGGGATCGGAGCGTGCCCCCTATCGGCTCGGGGACATGACCCACGCCCATCACTGCCGGCTCCACGACCAGATCGGCCGCCGCCTGGAGACCCGCACCTGGATTCCCGCCAGTCGGCGCCGTCATGTGACCGGGCAGGCCGCCTGGGCCTTAGCGGACCATTTGCGGTGTTGTCACGGCGCCCGCCGTATCAACCATCAACCGATACCCCAGCTGATCGACTTGCACGGCCGGTTGCATGCCGCCGCCAGCCGGTGACAGGACCGGCCCGGGGCTAGGCATCCCGGGCCGGCGAACTTCCCTCCGAGCGTCTTTCTGTCGAGGTCGGACGCACCCCGAATCCTACCCTCCGGAAGGACCAGTGATGGCGGATGACATCTCCTCTAAACGCCGCCGCCTCCTCGACGAGCTCCACGACCTGAACGACCAGCTCGCCCGGTACGGGATCCCGGCCCGCATCCCCAACGGCGCCAGCTACACGACCAGAGAGCTACGGCTGATCGTGGCCAACACCCGGGCCAGAGTGTTGCAAGCGATGCACGAGTTCAAAGGCATCGTATGAGCGGTCCCGCCATGCACCGGGTCCTGGTGAACGGCCCGATCGAACATCACCACCTGATCCTGGTGCTATTGAACGTGGCCGACTGGGCCGACACCGATATCGACGAGCACGGCCACGCCATCAGCCAGGTGGCTATCGCGGCCCGTTGCGGTATCAGTCTGCGCTACTGCCGGACGCTCATGACCGGGGCCGTCACCGACGGCTGGCTGGCGGTCACCCGGAAGCCTCGACCGGGCCGGCCAGGGCTGTGGAAACTCGGTCCCAACCTCGCGCAACCTCGCGCTGGCAGCGCGAGGTCATTTCCAAACGACGCTCAGCCACCGCGAGCAACCTCGCGCAAGCCCCGTACGAAAAAGCACATAGACGTAGACGTAAGTCTACGTAGGGAGCCGGCCCCGCCCGACGGGCGTGGGGTCCGGACTCCGGCTCGGCGCGAAGGCGCCAGCCGGACCGGCCCACCGGCTCCAGACACACATGTTCCGCCCGGCCCGCCCCCACCTGTGGATATCCCCAACCCGAACGGCCTGAACCGCGACCCCGACCAGGCCGACAAACAGTTCGGTCACGACCACATCGCCATGGCCCGCGCCTTCCTGGCCTCCCTACCGGCCAGCCCCGCCGACCGCAGGGCATCGCTGGCCGAACGAGCCGCGGAGCGCGAAGCCCGCCACGTCATCGACCTGGACACGTTCCGCCAACAACGCCCGCCCGACCGGAAAGAGGACTAGATGACTGTCCGCAAACTCGAAACACGGGGCGACACCCTGATCGCCGCCCAATGCGTCGTCTGCCTCCTCGTCTGGGAACGCCCGCCCGATGTCGACGACGAGGGGGCGGACCACAGTCTCGGCCAGTTCGTGGCCGACCATAAGTCCCGCCACCAGGCCCGATGACGTCCCCTAACGCCGACTATGCGGGACACCCCTGATGCCGTCGATGGACGCCGCTGCCTTCCGCTTGGCAGCGGAACTGGAGTGCTGCGGTCAAATCGTCAGGCTGTACGAGGACGGCGACATGCAGCATGACGGCTCGATTTTGTGGTCGGGACTCGCCGCCGGCGAGTGCGAAAAGTGCGGCCAGTCCTACGTCGACTGGTGGGAAGGCACTTTCAAGTTGGGCGATCCGACACCGCCCCCAAACGGCAGGTCGGGGGCATGACCGGCGACGAGTACTACACCCTCGAGGACCAACTCGTCGGGTTACGCCGCCAGGTGTTCGACCTGAAAGACGAGGTCGGCGCTCTGCGCGAGCAGGTCCGCATGTTGCGCTACGACCTCGACGTCCTCGACCGGCGGCAGTCGTGAGGAAAATCGAGCAGCCAGAACATGGCACCTATGCCGGCTGGAACTGGCACATGAAGCGCAGCGTGCCTCTGTGCCAGCCCTGTCGGGACGCCAATGCCAACTACAAGCGTGAATACCGCAAGGATCCTGTGAAACGTCAAAAGCAGCGTGACCATGTGGTGGCCGAGGGGCGGGCACAGCGTCGGCTGGCCCGGTTGTACCCGGGCCGGTATAGGACACTCCTGAACGAGGAACGTGCGAAACTCGGATTGCGGGCTCTGCCGTGAGTAATCGGTTCCGCAGAGCTATGACCACCCGGGACGCTATCCGCCGTGAACGGGCCGCCCGGGTGCCGTACCTGTTCGTCTGCCGCCAATGTGGTCGCCAAGTCGAACGTGTCCATGACGGGCTGTGCCCTGACTGCCGGCAGCGAGAAGATGACCGACCCGTATAAGCAGCGCATCTACCAGCGCAACCGGCGGATCGTGCTCGAGGCGGCCAACTATCGGTGTTATGTGACGGGCTGCGCCAATCGGGCTACCACCGCTGATCACATCACCCCGCTGATCCTGGGCGGCTCGCATCTGGTCCAGAACTTGCGGGCAGCCTGCTGGCATCACAACTCGCAGGGTGGTGCGGAGATCACCAACCGGATCAAAGCGAACCGCAGGGTGGGACGACGATCCCGGAACTGGTGACCGTCACACCCGGCTGATAGAAACCCCCGCCATTGGTCGGGGCCACTCAGACCGTCTAAGGGGGTGGCAATTTTCCACTGGTGATCGGATTTCCATCACGTACGCAGTCGAATTTCGACCGAAAACCGGGGGGCCGGGACGGAATGGGGCAAACTGGGCGGGGATGGCCAGGAGAACCCGGAATGTGACCGCCTGCGAGCGGGGATTAGCGGCGCTCAAACAGACCGGCCGGCTGGAGGCCGTGGACGCCCCCATGGTGGCCTTGGTCCGCACCCTGGCCGCCCTGCTCGACGACCCGGAGGAACCGGTGGTGCAGACGGCGTGGGCGTACAAGTCGGCTTGGCGTGATCTGAGAGGGGTGGCCGCGGTTGGCGACGACGACGAGCTCGGTCAGCTTCTCGCAGCGCTGCGTACCCCGGTGGGCGACGCCCCGGAGTCCTGACCGGCCCACCACCGGCGGCCGGTTGAGTCTGCTGGCCCAGATCATCGGCAAGAAGCTGATGCCGTGGCAGGCCCAGGTGGCGAACGTGGCCGGCGAGCTGACCGGGGACGGGCTGCCGGCCTACCGGGAGGTGCGGGTGACGGTGCCCAGACAGTCCGGCAAGACGACGTTGCTGCTGACCGTGGAGGTGGACCGGTGCCTGTCGTGGGGGGACATGCAACGGGTGTTGTACACGGCCCAGGACCGCAACAGCGCCAAAGCCAAATGGGAGGAGCAGGCCGACCTGTTGGAGCACACCACGTTGGCGAAGGTGATGTCGGTCCGGCGGGGGGCGGGCGGGGAGCGCATCAAGTTCAAGGCCACCGGGTCGACCATCGGCATCTCGGCGTCAGGGGAAACGTCGGGGCACGGTCAGACCCTGGATTTGGGGATCATCGACGAGGCGTTCGCCCAACGAGATGAGAGGCTAAGCCAGTCTTTTAGGCCAGCGATGATGACCCGGGCCGGCGCCCAGCTGTGGATCGTGTCGACCATGGGCTACCCGCAAGGATCGGAGTTCCTGCATTCCAGGGTGGACGACGGCCGGGCCCGGGTGGAGTCCGGCGAACGGTCCGGGGTGGCCTATTTCGAATGGTCGGCCGGCGACGACCAGGACCCGGACGATCCCCGCACGTGGTGGGGGTGTATGCCGGCTCTGGGGCGGACGGTGACCGAGGAGGTCATCCGGGCCGACCATGACGCCATGGAACCGGCCGAGTTCTCCCGGGCCTACCTGAACCGGCGGGCGCCGGGCGGCCGTCCGGTGATCGACCCGGCGTCCTGGCAGGCCTGCCGGGATCCCCGTTCGCAGTTGGCCGGGCTGCCCTGTTTCAGCCTGGATGTGACCCCGGACCGGGCCGCGGCGAGTATCGGGGTGGCCGGCTGGCGTCAGGACCGGCGCCGGCACGTGGAGATCGTCGACCACCGCCCGGGCACGGACTGGGCCGTCGAACGGTTGCAAGCGTTGGAGCGAAGGTGGCGGCCGCTGCCGACGGTGGTGGACCCGGCCAGCCCGGCCGGCAGCCTGCTGGTCGATCTGGCCGCGGCCGGGGTGCCGACGTTGACGGTGAACGCCCGCGAGTACGCCCAGGGCTGCGGTCAGCTGTTCGACGCCGCCATAGAGGGCAAGTTGGCCCACCTGGACCAGCCGGTCTTGAATCAGGCCGTGTCAGCGGCCCGGAAACGGCCATTGGGGGACGCCTGGGCCTGGGCTCGCAAGTCCGGTGGCGACATTTCGCCACTGGTAGCGGTCACTCTGTCACACTGGGGTCTCGTGAAGGCCGGCCAGGGCGACCCCCAAATCCTTTGAGATGGCCGCCACGGGTTTGGTAGGACGTTTCCAAATCCCGGAACGTATCCGTGGCGCCGGAAGGGGTTTGGCGCTCAGAGCGGCCGGCAGTGTGGTGTCAGCCCAGCCGAACACGCCGACCCCGTTCATGGCCGGCCCCGAGCAGTCGTTCACGCCGCCGTCGCACGTGCTGCCCCCACCCAGCGAGACGATGGCCCTGTCGTGGCCGGCGTTCCTGCGGGGCCTGGCCTACGTGACCCAGACGGTCGGGATGCTGCCGGTGGCCGCCTACCGGGACACCGAAGTCCTGGACCCGCAGCCGGCCATTCTGCGCCAACCGGACCCGAACCAGACGCCGATGGCGTTCTGGGCCGGGGTGACCGAAAGCCTGGTCCTGTACGGCAACTCGATCTGTCTGATCACCTCGACCGACCGGTACGGGTGGCCGCTCACGTTGAAACCGGTCCATCCGACCCTGGTGGCGGTCCGGTTCGAGGGCAACCCGATGGCCCCCCAGATCAGCGCTTTCTACGCGGCCGGCCAGCTGTACGACCCGTCGGAGATCTGGCATGTCAAATCCCATTTGGGGCGGACCGGCTGGCCGCTCGGGCGGGGCCTGATCGACTTGAACGGCGACGCCATCGCTATCGGCCTGGCCTTGCAATCGTACGCGGCCAGCTATTTCAACTCGGGGGGGATGCCGTCGGGGATCGTCAAGATCCACCGGCCGGAGATCACCCAGGCCCAGGCCGACACGGCCAAACAGACCTGGATCTCGAAATATTCGGGCGTGTCGTCGGTGGCGGTGTTGAACGAGCTGACCGATTTCACGCCGGTGTCGTTCCGGCCGGTCGACTCCCAGATGATCGAATCAAGACAGTTCTCGCTGATCGACGCCGCTCTGCTGTTCGGCATCCCGCCGTCCAAGCTGGGCGCCAACGTCAGCACGACGTACAAGAACGCCCAGATGGAGGAGGTCCAGGCCCGCAATGATGCGGTGGCCCCCTGGCTGGCCCTGCTGGAGGAGGCCGGGTCGATCGAGCTGCTACCGCGGGGCCAGCATCTGCAATGGGACATCTCGGCCGCCCTGCATACCGACACTCTCAGCGAATATCAGGCCTACCAGGCCGCCCTGGGCGGCCCCGGCCCCATGTCGCAATGGTTGCTGGTGGACGAGATCCGGGCCCGGAACAATCTGGATCCGATGGCCGTCTCCCAGGCCGGGTTCGACGCCGCCATCGCCGCCGCCGGTGTCACACCCGAAACACCCGAAACGCCGGCCCTGCCGGCACCGGCCCCGGCCGAGCCGCCCACGATCGTGGGCGGCCCGCCCACCGGCAACCAGCACCCCCAGGAGGCATGATGGGTTTTCAGGCCGCCAACCAGCAGATGGGCATGGAAGTCCGCGACGTATGGACCACGGCCTACATCAACGACCTGCCCGACTCGTCGTTCTTGTATATCGCCCCGGGGGGCACCAAAACCGACGGCAGGACCGACGGCGCCCACCGCTATTTCCCGGTGAAGGACGCCAACGGCCGACCGGACGCCGCCCATATCCGTAACGCCATGGCCCGCATCCCCCAGGCCTCCAGCCTGTCCGCCGAGGTGCGGGCCGCCTGCATGGCCAAAGCCAAGAGCATGGCCGCCGCCCACCCGATGATCGGGTCCGGGCCGGGCATGGGTTACGAGGGGTCGGCCGGGTCGGGCCGCTCAAGGGATCCCGAACCGGTCCTCGAATGCCGGGACTACTCGGTGGTGGTCCATTTGCGGGCCGACGGCGACGGGCGCACCCTGGTCGGCCGGGCCGTCCCCTACGGGATAGACGCCAACCTGCCCGGCGGCGGCATCGAACGGTTCCTGCCCGGCGCCTTCGAGAAACAGGTGGCCGCTGTCGACCAGTTGGCCCGGGTCAAACTGTACGCCTCCCATCAGGATCGCCTGAACGGCCAGCAGCCCATAGGGCGGACGTCGATCCTGGCCGAGCGCCCCGACGGGTTGCACGGCGAATGGCCCCTGTACAACACCACCAAAGCCTCCGATTCGCTCGAGCTGGTCCGGACCGGGGAGATCACCGGACTGTCCATCGGGTTCAAAGCCCTCACCTCCCGCAAGGGCGCGAACGGGGCCACCGAACGCCAGGCCGCCCACCTCGATCATGTCACCCTCACCCACGAACCGGTCTATGCGGGTGCCACCGTCATGGCCGTCCGGGCTCTCGACGAGGACCGGCCGGGGCTACGACCGGTGACGGCGTGGCGGGCCGACCTGTTGAAAGCACAAGGCATCCTGGCCGGCCTGGCCGGACGGTGACTACACTCGACGGTTGACGGCTGAACCGCCCAGAAGGTGAACCGCCCGCACGTGGGGTGAACCGCCCAGAGGTGAACCGGTCGCAAGGGCGCTAGTCCTTGCGCCGCACGCCCCGGCGCCCGCGATGAAAGGGGTGGAACACCCTGTGGCCAACCGTCTGATGGAGAAGTTGGGCGCCGACTATCGCGTCCTGGTCGAGCAGTACGAGAGTCTGCTCAACCGGTGCGCCGAGGAGAACCGCGACCCCGACGACACCGAGGCCGCCCTGCTGGACGGCCTGCGCGACCAGATGTCGCCGCTCGGGGAGCGGCTGGTCGAGCTACGGGAAGTGGATGATAGAAGGATGGCCGCGGTCAGAGCGATGGCCGACGCCCCGACCGTGCCGGACAGCCGGCATCTGCCGGTCATCCAGGTCCGCTCCGAGGAGATGGTGTACCGGCCGCCGGGGGATGCCGGCCTGGAGCGCCGCTCGTTCTTCCAGGATTTGTTGCACGCCCAGCTGGATCACGATCCGGGGGCGACGGCCATGCTGGAACGCCACGGCCTGCAGATGCGGGCCATGGGCACCATGGGCACCGGCCCGGGTGTCATCCCGCCCCGATGGCTGTTCGAGGAGTTCGCCATCATCGCCCATGGCGCCCGCCCCTGGGCGGACACGTTGCGGAAGGTGGGGATCGACAACGCCAACCCGGTCAACCTGGGCAAGCAGGTCACCCCCGGCGCGGCCATCACCGCCACCACCGAAGGCTCCCCGGCCGGTGACGGGTCGTTCAACGCCAATGTGATCACCACCAACCCGGTCACCTATACCGGCAAGGTGGATGTGTCAAGGCAGTTGGTCGACGGCTCGAATCCGGCGGTCGACGGCATCATTTTCGCCGACTGTATGGGCGCCTACAACGAGGCCGTCGAGAACGCCGTGGTAGCCGCCTTCGAGGCGTTGACCGGGGCCGGGCTGGCCGGCACCATCACCTATCCGGGTACCGCCCCGGCCTACACGAACCTGCCCGACGCGTTCATCGACGCCGGCGCCTCGATCATCAAACGCCGCAAAGCGCCACCCCGGGTGGTGTTCATGAGCACGGGGGCGTGGGCGTTCCTGGCCAAACAGAAGGACACCCAGGGCCGGCCTTTGGTGACCACCGGCCAGCACGGCCCCGTGAACAGCTACGGGTTGGGCGACGCCGTGCTCTACAGCCACATTGCCGGTGAGGTGGTCGGCCTGCAGTGCATCCCGTCGTGGGCCGGCGTCGACAACCACATGTACGTGCTTAAAGCCGACGACTCGCTCCTGCTGGAAAGCTCGACGTTCAACTTCCGTTACGATGAGGTCCTCGGACCCAGCGCCATCCGGCTCGGGGTGTGGGGGTACGCCGCCCCCGTCCTGGGCCGTTACCCGTCCGGGATCCTGAAGATCGACTCCGGTGTCACCATCCCGGCCCCGGTCGAAGTGGCCGGCGAAGAGGAACCGGCCGTCGAGGGCGAGATCCCGCCCGAGATCGCCCAAGGGCCGGGCACGCCCCGAGCCCGCAAACAGTAGGAGGCGCGGCCCGGTGACCTTGGACGAGCTGCTGGCCTTGCTGCCCGACAACACGACGGGCGCCATCTCGCCGGCGGACATGCGCCAGATCGTCACCGAGCTGTACAACGACGCCAACCCGGTGTTCTCGAATGTCGTCAACCAGGGGCCGGCCACGCTGGCGGTCAACGCCAGTTTTGTGCCGGTCCCCGGTACGACCAGCCGTCCGTTCACCCTCGACAGCGCCCAGGACGTCCAGTTCGTCATCTCTTTGAACGTCGACACGCTGGCCACCAACAACCAGGTCCAGATCGGCCTGGACATGACCGGCGCCACCGTCGTCCCGGTGGGCTCGAAACCGGAGCAGGTGTTGTGGTTGGGCGGCAAACAGCAGGTGCAGGCCACCGTCGAGGTCACGTTCATCCAGCGGTTGCAGGCCGGGACCACCAACCTGGCTCTCAAGTACACGGCCCAGGCCGCGGCCACCCTGACCGCCATGGCCGTCATCGCCAGCGTGATCTCCAACCAATGAGCTCGAGCCCGTGGGATGCCGGTTACGGGACCGGGTTCGGGGCGGGCAGCCCGACCGGGGTGACCGTGACCGGCTGGCCGACCGTCACCGATGTGGAGAACTGGTTGCGGACCACCGGCCAGCCCGCCACCGAAACCACCGTCACCGGCCAAGCGTTGGCGGCGGCGATCGACTGGGTGACCATGCGCGCCGACCCGGCCTGGACGACACCCGGGCTGCCCGGGTTTCTGCCCGCCGGCCTGTTCCAGGCCGCCCTGTTGGACGCCTGCCGCGGCTACCGCCGCCGCGACAGTGTGGACGGCACGGTCGGCTGGGGGGACATGGGTATCGTCCGGGTCGGCCCCAAAGACCCCGAGGTCGAAAAATATTTGGCCCCGTATGCGGCCATGGTGTTCGGGTGACCTGGGATCGCACCGCCGTGTCGACCGCTCTCGTCTCGCTGCTGGGCCCGGCCACCCAGGTGACCGTGCATGGCCGGCCGCCCGAAACATTGAACGGGCCGTGCCTGGTGGTGGGCCGACCCCAACCGGTCGTCTATGCCACCGCCGGGCTCGGCGTCGACGAGGCCACCCTGCCGGTCATCGTCGTGTCCGGGGTCGAAACCGAGGACCAGGTCGAAGCATTGAAGAACACCTGCCGCCAAACCATTCTGGCCAACCCGTCCCTGGGCGGGGTGGTGCAGGCCTGCTACCCGGCCGAGGAACGCAACTGGCGGAACCTGACCGGCGCCGGCGGCATCCAGCTGCTGCTGTGCGAGCTGATCCTGACCGTGCAGATGTGACATGTCACCCGCCCGCAAGAAAGGACCTGCCGTGACCGTGACCGAAGAAGCCCCGCCGGCGCCCCCACCGCCGGAAGTGTCGTTGACGGCGGCCGGCGACCCGACCCCGCCCACCGCCAGCCCGCTCATCCTGAACGACTGCTATTTCGAGCTGGGCGGCGTCAACCTCAGATGTCTGGTCAAACATTTGGAAGCGGCGTTTCCCGAAAACAAGCCAGTCAGTGTTACCAGTTTTTGTGGCGAAACCGACTATCCGGGTGTCACCAAATGGCATCTGCGGGCGACGTTCTACCAGTCATTCGACGCCGGCGCCGTCTACGCCACGCTGAACGCCGCCTACCAGTCCTATGTGGCCTCCGGGACGGCGGTGAACTGGAAGGCCCGGCCGTACTCGTCGCGGGTCGCTGC